CAGTTATGAGATGATTGCTGAATATAAAGACATACGTTATAACTATAAATAGTCACTTAATTGTACTACAGGATCTGGAGATCCTCTGGCTACAATCATGAATTCTTTGTTCAATTATGTCTGGATGGGTACGGCGATACTTATGTGGAGAAAAGAGAACCACCTTCCTGAGATAGATCCTTTTTAGACTTTTACTCATAAGAAAGGTGGTGTGTTGTGGTAAAGAGATTCTACCCTGTTTGTTTTTGGAGATGATTAAGTCTAGTTAAACAAAAGAGGTAGAACAGGACTCCTTTCTTCTGAGACAGCTCCTTCTACCTGTTTTAATGACTGGTTCAGAGACTCTACTCTATTGGAGAATCCCAATTAGACTCTCGTCTGTAAATTGCCCATTGTTTTGAAAATCGATATAGAAAGTGACAAGACTGCGGAGTTTTGTTCTAAATTATATGATTTGAAAGGTCGCTTTCATTACAAAAGAGATGCAGAGAAAATCGGATAAAACCTACTTACTGTTAGAGAATGGAACACCCCAAAAGCTCAAGACAAGTAGCATACAGTCCTTGCTCTCTTTTACAAATTGGTCACTATTTATGATGCCTCTATGTATACCCTTTTCGAGTGGTTTATAGACACCTACCACGTCAGTCTGGACCAGCTTGATGACAATTTCCTGAATAAACTAAGAGGAACCTGCTGGCACCTGTAAGACAAGTCGAATGAGGACATCAAGAGTTTCTTAGACAACTTCCTAGACAGAAAAGAAGACATCGATTTGGCCGTTTCCGGAATGGAATATTTAGCCAGAATCCACGCAAATCCTTCCCGTATCGTCCAGGAACTCCGAAACGAACCCATTAATACTACTGTCGATGAAGATTTCAAAATGGTAGATTCTTGGAACCAACGTGTCGTCCGAAGTAAGAAGTTCGATCCTTAGTTGATAGATCTCTTGTTTGATAAATGGCTATATATTACTGAGAAATTTGGATACATCCTGAAACAGACTCTCTAATACATCAGTTATTATGATAATACTAATTAGAGACTGATTCTCAGTCTGTTCGAGCTGTTAGCGTAAGACCACTAAGTCACCTTTTTAGAATTCAAGTAGTCTTATATATAGGTAAAGAATAGAAACGACCTTATCTGTGTCATAGAGTAGCTGTAGTAACACATACGCGCTCCCTGACCCTAATTCGCGTCTGTATTGACAGACTTTATACTAGACCAGGGTGTAAGTTCTTAGGAACTAACGCCCTTTTCTCGGCCAATAATCGCTGGCTGAGGCCGTTGTTCGCAACGCATTAGCG